TATTTAAGATTTGCAAGAAATGAGCGGTTAGATTTGAAAGGAGAGTTTTACGGAAATAGAGGTAAAAGACTCGTAGAACAACCAGCCGTAGCAACATTTAGATTTTATATTACTGATATTCAAGCAACGGACATAATAATTCCAAAAGGGTCAAGGATTCAATACAATGAGTTATATTTTTCAACCGATGAACAATATAAAATAGAAAAAGGCGATTTGTATGTAGATGGAATTGCAACTTGCAACACATCAGGAACTGTTGGGAATGATATTCCAGTAGGACAAATTAATACAATGGTCGACATTTTTCCACATTTTGATAAGGTTGAGAACATTACGGCATCGAATAATGGAGCTGAAATAGAGCAAGATGACAATTATAGAGCTAGAATCAGAGAAATTCCTGAATCTTTCACAACTGCTGGAAGCAAAGGGGCTTATGAATTTTGGGCTAAGTCAACAAGTACGAATATTGTTGATGTTGTAGCGTATAGTCCAAGCGCAACAAATGTAGATATTTATGTTTTAACTGATTCCTTGACACTTACTAATGAACTCAAAAAGAGAATCGAAGAAATGTTGAATACTGATAATATAAGACCTTTAACGGATAATGTGACAGTAAAACAGGCGATAAAAACATCGTATGCTATTGATTTCGATTACTACATTGATAAATCTAATGAAACACTTGTAAATGTTATTAAAAATAATGTTGAAAAAGCTATAAAAGATTTTAAGATTTGGCAACAAAATAAAATGGGCAGAGATATTAATCCTGATGAGCTTATTAAATTATTAAAATTAGCTGGAGTGAAAAGAGTTGTGTTAAGAAGTCCAATATTTCAAGTTTTAGATATTAATGAAATAGCAGAAAATACAAGTGTTACAAGCAATTATTTAGGAGTTGAAAATATATGATAACTATTGATAATTTGAACTTAACAGATATAGCAGCGAAGTCAACTTTGAATGATAAAACAACACTTTGGATTTATGAATCTATAAATTTTGCTATCAAAAAAAAGCATGATGCGATTAAAAGAAATTTTTTTTTGGAATTATCAGAACTGAATGATGTAGAATTAGATTTTTTGATGTGGGAATATCATGTTGATTACATTGATTCAAATATAACAAGAGAAACAAAAATAAAACTGATAAAAAGGTCTGTTTTTTCGCATTTTAATAAAGGGACTATCGGCGGAATTAAAGAAATTTGTGAAATCTTATTTAGTGGAAATGTTGAAATAATAGAATGGTTCAAGTATGGTGGCAATCCAGGATATTTTAAAGTAAATACGGATGGAAATTTATCAGACTACGAAGGCTATAAGAAAATAATTGAAGTTGTAGAACAATACAAAAATATTCGTTCTTGGCTCGAAGGAATAAGACTTTTAAGAAAAGAAAAAAAGACAAATTTTTATGGTTTTATCGAAAAAAATAAAAAGAAATATTACTTAGGTTCGACTGATATAAATATTCCAAATGAGATTATAACGACAAATTTTGGAACAGTACACAGAACAAGAGTTCTAAGAGAAATAAGATAGGAGGTAAATTATGGCAAAATTTAACGGATTTATTTTAACAGAAAAAGGAAGAGAATTATTAGCAAAAGGATTAGCGGGAGAAACAATAACATTTACTAAAATGGCGATAGGAGATGGAACATCATTAACTTCTGAAAGAGAAAGGACAACATTAGTCAATCAAATTACAACATTGCCAATCTTGAATATAAATGTAAAAAGAAATGGAACTTGTGAAATTAACGCTTTGTTGACTAACAAATCCGTAACAACAGGTTTTTATATCAAAGAGTTAGGAATATTTGCGCACGGAAATGATAACGTTGAAATACTTTATGCTTACAATATTTCAACTAGTCCAGATTTTGTGCCACCTTTCTCGGCTAATAATGTCGTAGAAATTGAATATGTAGATACGATTATTGTAGATCAAGCGGCAAATGTAACGGCAGTTATTGATCCAAGCGTAACATATATTACAAAAAAATATGCGGATGAAAATTATTTGGTTAGTTCGAGATTGGCTGAAATTTTAGGATTGCAATTTGGTGGAAACATACAGGACATCGGCAATAAAACGAAAGGTAAGTTTTATTATGATAATGTTACAAAATTCTATTACGAATGTATCGAAGACAACAGTCTGACATACAACGATTCAGGGAAATTTAGGGCTATTTCTAATAAGCCACTTTCAGACAAAGTGGAAAATTTGTCTGAATTTGAAAGCATAAAAATTAATATTCCAAACGGATATATAAAATTTGCGAAAACAGGTAAAGCTGTTAATTGTTCCGTTTATCTAGAAAATTTAGTTTCTAAAATGTCCTACAGAGATGGCGATGTTATTTGCCAGTATCCTGCAAATTTTTTTCCAAAAGGCGAATACATGGATATGGAATTTGCTGTTATCACGGTTGAGAAAAATAATTTAAATGGGACTACAAGACTAATTCCACTTCAGCAAGGTATAACAATTTGGGGAGTCTCTGGGAAAGAGTTTTGGCAGATAAAAGGAACTGCTAATTACTTTACTTTATAATCAACTGGAAAATTTGTTCAAAGTTGATAGTTACATAATAGATTCGAGACTTACAGTGGGGCTAATTCATAAAATTGGGAATATTTGTATTTTGACTTTGGACTCTAACGAACTATACAACGGTCGTAATTATGGAGATGTCCTTTTTAATATACCTGAAAAATTTCGCCCAAAATTTTTAACACCAGTCAGCGTTGGAATAATCAATTCTGGCAGTGGTGGAGCTGCTCATTTAGAAACAAACGGAAATGTAATATGGCGTGGGGCAAGAACAAGTTCTGCTTTATATATTAATGCAGCATATTTAGCTAATTAAAACCCAATTGCTTGCCAACGTATTCCAGTTGTCCTTAGTTCCCCTGAACCATCCCGTCCAAAAGCCTCGAATCTACCTTCATCAACAGGAGCTGATCCTGTTCTATGAGCTCCTCCACCTGTATCGGATGTTATAATTTGATAGTTTCTATTTTTAAAACGTGTAGGCAGATTGACGTAACCTTTCCCATTTTGGACTGCTACTTCCCCCCATTGGATTATTAATCCGAATGAAAATTTTACCCAGTTATTTCCAAATGTGAATAAATTTTCCAGTTAAGTAAAATATGCAACAGCAACTTTTACTGCAGCAAGCGGAACATTCGATGAATCGCCTTGACAGCCCATTCGGATGCAATTGTAGACATAATCTATGTTATTGTATTCTGTTAATGAGCCCAAGTTTAAATTAGTTACAGATATTATTTTTTTGATGTCTATACGACTAGGCAACGAAACGAACCATTCTGTAACGTTTTGTCCAGCAAAATACCCCAAAAAATTTGTCGCTGCTAATACTTCGATTTTAAACAAATTTTCCAGTCTATAATGTATTAAAGACGTTATAGAGGAGATGATAAAAATGGAATTGCAAGAGTTGAAAGGGAGAAATGCAGAGATTTATTTGGAGTATTTGAACAGTAGCATAGCAAAGAATGTGGCAACTAAAAACACTACTTACAAAACGTATTTTAACAATATGAAACAGTTTGTTGAATATATCAAGAAGTATGAAAATAATCGTTATTTACTTAGCAAAGATACTCTGAAAATCATCGTGAGTATTTTAGAGCGATATATCAGATATTGCAGAGAGGTCAAAGGGAACAATGCTAGAACTATTAACAATAAAATAACAGCGATAAGTAGCTTTTATATTTGGGCAGTTAAGCGGGATTTGGTAGCAACACATCCGTTCAGGGATAAACTTGATAGATTGAAAGTTACAGATGTAGAGAAACGAAAAAACAGCTATTATCTTACAAATAAGGAGATAATTGAGATTAATATAAAAATGGAAATGGACAAACAGTATGATTTGCAAGACAGGATCATATTTAATTTGATAATTGATACAGCTTGCAGAATATCAGCATTACAATCAATTAAAATTGATAACATTGATTTAGAGAATGGAATAATATTTGGAATCGTGGAAAAGGAACAGAAGATTGTGGAGTTTGCTGTATTCGAGGAAACAGTAAATTTGATAAGGGGGTGGTTGAGATGTAGGAATGACAATATCGAATACTTGTTAGTAACTAAATACAACGGAGTATTTAAGCAAATGAGCAAGTCAACTATACGTGATAGAGTGAGAAAAATAGGAAAACTTGTGGGAATAGATAATCTATATCCGCACTCGTTAAGAAAAACATCGATAAACTTGATTGCAAAAACAGCTGGAATCGATTTAGCAAGCGAATTTGCAAATCATAGCGGAACAGATGTAACTAAAAAGCATTATGTCAAAAAGACAAGTGCAAGAGAAAGAAAAAACAAACTGTTAGAAATTCGGAAAAAGGCTGGATTTTAACAGTAAATAATAAAGAAATTTATGAATTTGTACGAAATTTAAAAATACAAATACTGATTTTTAAAGACTTTGAGATGATTTTGGTTTATGCTTATATACATTTTTTATTAAATTACTAAAATCTAAAACACGCATAAAGTCAATAAAATCAATAAATATTTTTCAAAATTCTGTACAAATTCATAAGTTAGTACAGAATAAAAACCTTAAAAAACAACAAAATAGGAGTGATAAAAATGACAGTAATTTACATTTATTTAATCGCAACAATGGAGTGCATAGCACGACCAACAGTTACAACAGCAGAGGAATTTAAAAAAAATCCAAACTTGTTTTATCCTGATTGGAATAAAGAAACAATGAAATCCTCAGCATCATTACTTTCAAATCCAGTTGTTGATTTAAAAACTGGAGAACTTAGAGAAATGACAGAAGCAGAAAAAATAAAAGCTGGTAAAACAGTTCTAAGTGACGGAAGTTATTTAGACGAGGTTAACGAAACAATTGTTACGATTGCAAAACCAAATGATTGGAGTGTGTGGGATAAAGATTCTCACGCTTGGAAAGTTGATAACAATTTGCTAAATAAAAAGTTAAAAGAATTAAGAACAAAAGCGTCAAAAGATTTAGTTGAAGCTAAACTAAACTTTTTAAATCAAGCACTTGAAATTGAAAAAGCTGGTAAGAAATACACTTTTGAGAATAATGAAAAAAATAGAAATAGTTTATCATTAAAAATGTCGTTAATGTGGACTTTGGAACAAGATAAGATTGAGAAAGTAAAAGTTTTAAATGATAAAAAAATGGTTGAGTTTATTGAATTAGACAGGTCAGAATTAAAAGTTTTAGCTAAAAAAATTCAGGACATTTTAGAAATTGCTGACATGGCGGAACAAATGGCAGTAGTGGGAATC